GGAAAATAAAGGCGGAATTTCAAACCCAAATGGATCTTGCTTAAGCCCTGATAGGCTTATCGCACACACAAATTTTATTGAAAGTAGAACTGAAAACTCACTTAAAAAGTGTTTACAAGAGAAGAGTAGAGACTAAGGAGTTCTTCCTTCTTGTTCTACAACTTCGGTGTTACTACTACTTATATAGGCTCAAAACCCTTGAGCTGTAACACACAAACACTTACTTCGCTATGAAGTAAAGCAAAAGCAAACTGATAATGAAGCTAGATGCTTCATTATTAAGGCTATAAAGCTAAAGTAGCTAAAGTAACGGCTCCCCGGGGCTCAGTTACTTGCACGCTAAGTAAGATAGGGGCCCACCATTGCTTTCACAAACAAAGTTGGGTCATGGCTTCCAGCTGTTCTTCCATTTTAGACATGACATCAGTAATGGACTCCAGCTGTTGTATGAGAGAGTATTTCAAGATGCTCCACTGATTGTCGCCTTTGCTCCACTGTTGACATACAGTAATCTTGGCTTGTAAGAGGCTTTTGTGCTTGCTACACTTATCTTGAATACTCATGACAGAATCTCGCTCTAACAGGGCGAGAAGTCTTCGCGCTTCGTCTTCTTCCGCGAGAGTTGTAGTCCTTCCGACTCTTCCGAGGCTATTGCTGAGTCTGTAATATTCATCAACTGGTTCAATAACTTGACTCCCTTCATTGTGGCCTCGTGGGATGGATGAGTCAGTAGCTTGTTGATGCATGCTTCTGCTACCATCAGGGCTTCCTTCCTGCTGTTCCATGCTTCGGTGTGGAATACCAGTGATCCCACTAATCTTGAAAGTGCATCGGCTAGTGTGTTGTGCACCCCTTGAATATGTTCAATTTTAACTTCAATCCCAAGGCCTGTTAAATAATCATTAAAAGCGACCCACCTTACGCGGGATGGCTTGTTATCCACGCTCTTGTTGTAAAACGAGATTATGGCCTGGCAGTCAGTTCTGATAACAATATGCTCCTTGTCAAGATAGTGAATCTTGAATTTTTCTAAGCTGTTCATGACTGCGAAGATCTCAGCATCTATTGTTGACTTGGGTGGATTGAACTTGCCACTTGCATAGGCGCACACTTTCTCTGTAGCTTTAGGGTCTTTTGCGAAAAGCTTCCATTTACACACTCCGCCCCATCCTTCCATGCAGCCGTCGGTTTCTATGATGATCACACAGTTTTTGGGCGGGATCTCCAATTCTGGGAGATTTTGAATAGAGATTTTTACCTTTCGGACCAAGGCCCAGTCCTGTGCATTCATGCGTTTTTCTCCATTTGGGCTGACCTTGGAGTAGAGTGGGCCGAGAGTTTTGCCGAGATTGGGAATGTAGCTCCTTGCATAATTTAGGATCCCCAACCATGCCCTCATGCCTTTTGTTGTCATCAACTCGGACTCCGGGAAGTCCGCGATCTTCTTGATTATGTGCTCCTGTAGCTGGATTTTATGATTGCCGATTCGAGCACCTAGGAACTCAATGTTGCTAGTTCCTATTTTCATTTTTGTTGGGCTAAGAACAAGCCCATTAGCTTCACAGACACTTAGCATCTGCTCCAAATGCCTCATGTGTTCTTCTTCAGAGTTAGAAAACACAAGTATATCATCGATGTAAACTGCGAGAAAATCTTCCATACCTCTAAAGCAGTTATCCATTTTTCGCTGAAACACCGCAGGGGCATTCTTTAGGCCAAATGGCATCACCAGCCATTCAAATAACCCTGCAGTTGTTAGAAATGCAGTCCACTCAATGGACTCTGGATGCATTGCTACCTGGTGAAATCCGCTTTTGAGATCGAATTTCGAGTAGACTTTGCTGTGGCCAATCTTTTTCAGGATGGTGTTGATGCCCGGTAGACTGTATTGGTCTTTTTCAGTATTATCGTTTAGACGCTTGTAATTGAATACAAGCCTCTCTTTGCCCTTCTTCTCCAAGCCTGTCTCAGGGTCGACTGTAGTTCCTGAGTGAACTATGAATGCCGTCGTCCTGTGTTTGCTGGTGCTTGGCCTTATTACCTTCAACTCCAGTAGGGCATCAATATGCTTCTTGAATGTTTCAGTCATTGCCGGTGTGACGTGCTTCAATGGCTTGTCCTGGATAATGAGGTTTGGATTGATAATATCCAGCTTACACATCACCTTGTTCTTGGACCAATGCCTCATAGGTTTATCACCTATATAGCCCTGTTGCTTCATTCTTGAGAGTATAGCTTCGTACTTCGGCTGAGGCTGTCTACCCACGACACTGAGGGTTTCATTCACCTCAATGAATTCATCCTCTGTCATCTCCAGTTCTTCCAATGCTAGGACTTTGCTCACCATCTGTTGTGTTTTGATTGTGGTAACGTTCTTGTAAAACGTCACTTCATCTCCTTCTATACGAAGTCCTCCCTGCATTGCACGAATAAAATTGCAACCTAAAATAAGTTGCTCTCCTCCTCCAAGTCGTAGGGGGAAGGCGAAGGTGTAAGGAATCCGAAATTGATGATCTCCTATCTTCATCATCCCTCCTTTCAGCTTCTTGTTTGCCTTCATTACTGAGTTTGCACCAGTGAAGGTCACCTCGAAGGTATTATCTTCCAGTGCTCCTTTGGGAAGACCTTCTTCATTGATGCAACAGTTTGTTGCCCCTGTATCCAAAATTGCGTTAACAGAGAAAGGGAGTATACCTGGGATAGATAACTCTACAACCAAGTTGTAAAGTCCATTCCTTGAACTTGTTGTCGCCAATACTTGTTCACCCTTTCCTTCGCAAATGATTACTCCGAGCCTTTTCTCCTCAAGACTCTTCTTCAGCTGCTGGACCTGTTGTTTCAGCTCTTCAAGCTCTTCATCTTCAGGAATTATTGGTTGCTTTCCTTTGATGATTTTATTTAGGTCCGCCACTTCTAATTGTAGACGCTCATTTTCTAGTCGCAGCGTCTCATTTTCTTTCCTTAGGGTATCAGTTTCCACTGCTTCCCTTATCTTCATACTGACAATTTCATTCTCCGATAGTATCTTGGCAGCTGCTACCTCCTGTTTTAATCTGGCAATCTCCTCTTCACAGTGTTTGATGTATGTCATTTGCTCATTCATCAATTGCCTTGGTTCATATACCGGTCTGACTTCTTCCTGTTGGCACGGTATCTGGAACCCGAGGTAGTGGTTCGAACACATTCCGCATGTAGTGATGGAACATTTGGAACAGTGTGCGTTGAACCGTTTCATGACCTCCCGTTTACAGAATCGGCAGGTCCTTGACTGCTCTTCATAGTAACTCCAGGAATGTGCACAGTTATGCTCCTGGGGAGTCACTTTTACAGCAAACCTCCATCCACCTCCTCCTAGCCAGTACGTGTTGTCTTCGGCTCTGAGGTAGAACAATGAGCTGTGAGTAATCGAGTTTAGATTATGTACCTCATTGTCATCTTCTCCTTCTGAGATGGAGTAGATAGCATCGCTCTGTGCTTCACCTTCCTTCACAGATACGATTTCACAGTCTTCAGGGAGCTCAATTCCCTCAAATATAGCCACCCTTTTTATATTCCTTCGATCGCTTGAGCATTCCCTTGCAAAGTGGCCTTCTTCTCCGCACAGAAAGCATTTGCATTTCTTGTTCTTGAGCGCACTTCCTCGCTCCAAGTATTTCTTCTTTTCAATACGTACATGTGTTTCATGGGGTTTCCCTTTGTACGTAGTTGACCTTCTAACTCCGTATTTCTTTCCAGAATTTTTGTAGTATCCTGGAATAGGGATTTGACTGCAAAATTGCAATCCTTTCAGTGACCTGCTGAATGCTGCTGCTTTGCACTCTTCCTCAAGGAACTTGTAAGTAAATAGAATCCGTGGGTGGACTCCCACATTGTTCCCTGCATAGGCTTGATCAAACTTCTCTTTGATTCTTTTGCCAAGGTCACCTGGTAACTTCAGCCAAAACTTCTCTGATAATTCAGGGGAGACAAACAGTCTTCCTGACTTCGAAGCTAGCCTCATATATTCATTCATGAAGGCTATGATGTTCTTCATATCACTGCATGAGATCCTCTCAAGATCTCGGTATGCATCTTCCTGGACCTTAGTCGAACCTCGAAAAGGATCTTCCAAGGTGAATATTGTTCTGATTTGAGAGAGGATATTTTGAGTTCCCTCTCTTCCGTCTGCTGAGGCCAATAGAGTGTCATACTCTGCTGGATAAGCCGTCCTCCATTGCAGCCACGTCAATTTTTCATATTCACCGAGTAGGTTCTCGATGAACTCAGCTTTGTCCCTGCCTGAAGTAAAAACGTGTTGGGCAGTTAAATTTTTAGTTACGCTTTCCCAACGCATAAATACCTCATCGAACTTCCCCAGTTCTAGTGGCATGTTGAATATGGCTCCTGTTGTCTGCTGGGCCGATGGCAGTGTCCAAGCTCCAGAATAATCCTTTCCTCGGAACCTTGTGCCTGCTGAGACAGTTGGAGCTCCCGATGAAATGCCCGTAGATGTGGATGGTGCAGAGGCTGCTGATTCTCTTCGAGCTGGGGGGTATGTTGGCGGGTTCATTGATGTGTCTTGTGGTGGCGAGTATTCAGACATCGCCGTTGAAGCACCAACAATGCGTTGAAGTTCTTCAAGCTCTGGATAGTCAAGATCAAGTGTGGCAGTTGTTAGCTTGACTTCTTTCAGCATCTCTTCCTCTGCTTCTAGCACCAGTTGTGCTAGATCAATAGGATCTTCATCGGATTCTTCAATTTGAAAAGGAAAGTAGTCCATCTCTCCACCACCTTCCGCGAATGATGGGAAATCATCATCATCATCGTCATCGTCTTCAAAAATTGAAAATACTGCTGCAGATGTGGAACCAAAGCCTTGGTCTCCACGAAGAGTTGGGCGCATAGCCCTGACTTCTTGAACTTCTGGAGTAAGATGTTGCTCCAGGATGATTTGAGCACATGCTTCTCCTGCATAGATATCACAGGGTTGAGTAGAAATATTTTGAATAAGAACCTTGACTTCCCCTGTATAGTCAGGATCAATGACTCCTGCGCCAATGTTGATGCCTTTCTTGAGAGCTATTCCTGACCGTGGAAATAAGTGTGCATAGGTTCCTGTTGGAACTTCAATAGCCACGCCAGTTCTGAACAGTTTCTGCTCTCCTGGTTGCAATTGTGCGCTTTCTATGACCGTTAAGTCATAGCCAGCTGCTTCTGCGGTCATCCGCTGTGGTATTCTGGCATCAGGATGAAGGACTTGCACCTTCAAGAATTGTTCAGAAGTGTGAAGAACAGCCAGCACATGCTGTTCATCTTCGGATACTTCTTCATCTTGAGAATTGAATGCAATTCTCGCGGGTTCTCGTGCAGCTACATATCTTGTGAACCTCATTGAAATGCTGTGATCAGGCAGTTCACGTTCTTCAGATTCTTGGGGCTGCATGGCAATCGTAAGCCGAGATGGCTTAAGATTCCACAATTCTCCCTGGTACTCTTCTGCAGTGAATGGAGTTCCCTTTAGGGCTTGAACTCCTCTTGTAGCAAAGTAGTCTGCGATTCCTGAAACAGAGTACTGAAAACCAACATTTGAGGTGTTAGAAAGCCTTCCTACCATACTTTTGGTAATGAGTAGATTGGCTTCACTATTTGTATAATCCTCGTAGCCCTTTGTCATTACAGAAATTTGAATGTTTCTGTAGAAGTCAGCAACGCGTTTAGTAATGTCGGGCGCCACATAGACTAGCTGGCTTCCTTTGGAGAGATCAATCTCCATCTTGGCAATAATAGACCGTCGGCCTTTCCACGAACAGTCTCGAAATGCGACCAGTGCCATGGTTCCTGCCTCCAGTCGATGCAGAACCTGTATACGCACTTGCATGAGGCCTATATGTATAAATTGCATACCTGCCCTCTGCAGTGCTTCGTATGACTCTGTTTTGATGAAAGTAGAGTCATATTGTCCTTGGATCACCAGGACAGCTTCTTCAGACCAATGGAGATACACCTTGTGATGAATAGTATCTGGTCTGGCATGGTAAAGTACCTCGGCGGGTACTAATGATGCTCTTTGATACATGGACACCTGAAGAGTCTTCTCAGGGTCCACTTGCTGTTCCAAGGTCCGTGAGTATGGACCTCCAAAAAGCTTTGCAGAAAGCTTCTTCATTCCCTGCTGGAGGTTGTGCCTCCGTCTCTGTCCGAGTCGATAATCTCGGATTTGATCTTCATGAGTGGGCCTTGATGTGGATGCCACTCCTTCTGTGGTTCTTGCGAGGCTCATAGTTTCAACTTTTCTTCCTCGAAGATTTTCACAGGGTCTGTATGGACAAGAATTCTACCTCTTGGCTCGGATGGAGCCTCAGCAATTGATAGTTTGTTGAATCTAGAGGTAATCTGGTCCAAGATCTCGTCTGGCAGCTCCGGCTCCTTTCGCAGAGTCCTGATCTCCGCCTGCAGCGAGTTTACTTTTTCAGATAATTGCAGCAACAATTGAATGATAGTATTGTTCTGCTTTTGTACGGCTGCAGATGCTGTCGCTAGTCCTGCACGGAAATCTGCCGGTTTTATGAATCCTAGAGCAGGGGGCTCTAAAGACTCAACTGCTTGCAGCGCTCGCTTGTACTCGAGCGACTCAGAGTTCATACAGTCACGGCACCCTCGAGGCGCCTTAAGATGTCTTCTACACGGTCAAGCTTGAGCTGTAGATCTTTTGACAGCTTGACTGCTTGTTGTTCAATCTCCTTCGGTTGAGAAGTGATATTGACAATCAGTTCCTGAACCTTCCTTTCTGTAAGTGGTCGGTTCTCAACCACTTCCTTGGTGAGGGACACCAAGTCCTTCCTCAGACGCTTGTTCTCTGCCTCAAGCTCTGAAATTTTCTCTTGAATTGTGTACAGATGTTTTAAAAGAACTTTTGATTGCAATTTTTCTTGATAATTTAAATAAGCTAAATTATGAGCAATACTCTTAAGTGGTGGTTTTTCTAATGATGAAAGATCAAGATATTCTAGCTCCGGTTTGTGAGATTCAAAATAGGCTTGTACTGATTTTTCCCATTTAACCGACATATTTCATTCCTAACTTATATTGCAATACTTCCCTTTCGTTTACTGAATTACTCAGCCTCTTAGTCCCCTCTGGAAGTACCTCAACTATGCATAAGTTTTTCAGAATTCACACTGGGGTTTCACCCTGAACGGCCTCCTGCCTGGCGGGATATAGGGCCCAGTTCTTTTACTCTTAGAACTTATACAAAGCTAAGCATCTTCTTCAAGGTTTCCTTGTGACTGAAAATCTGTCAATTACTCGGGAAATATTACTCAAAGTTATTAATGAAATCTATCGTTTAAAGAAGTAGGGAGTGTACCTTACCTTAATTGAAAACTCACTCACCTTCGGCTAGAATACCCTGAAAGGGAGTTCTACTCCATCATCATATTTAACACCAGCTCTGATACCA